GATACCAGTTTTGGGCTTACATCCTTGATCGATACGATCTTTGCACCGCCAACTTCAGAGCCAACGAATAATTGAGGTGCTTCACCTTGTACAGTGATTTGAAAAATTCCCATTTAAGACACCTCCTTTAAGCTTTGGACTACTGATTCAGGTAACCCGAAAAAATCATTTAGAGTTTTATTGAATTCACCGCTTTCGATGAACTGATCCATCAGATTTACTTGTTTATCGATATCGCCGTCTTCATAAGGCTCACACGGTTTTTGAATATCACTCAACTTTATTCTCCCGATCCATTTACCATAGCTTGGTAAACTTGAAGAGCAGGGTGTCGGAATAATCTCTCTCCCAGTGGTGCATTTTCATTAAGGCATTCAGAATTGGCTTTAGTGCCTCTTTGAATCATTGCTTCGGTTGGTTCTTTCGGTACTAAAACAAAACCTTCCGGCACCGCTTGGGCTTTGGCATCACGTTTTGCACGTAACCACATAACCCAACCGGTATTTAAAGTCTCATAAGCAACCTTTCGATCTTCATCATCTGTGTTGTTTACACATTCACTTTTGATTTCATAATCACCAGTGTTTTCATTGAAATTGAAAAACGGTAGAAGATGAGAGTGAATAAACTCAGCCTCAAATAATGGTTTTTGCTCAAGCCATACAGCTTGTTTTTCTGAAATATCCATCACGCTGCCATCCTTAATACTTTTGGTGCCTGAGCCCGTAAAGAAACCAGTAAGGGCTTACCAACCTTCAAATACTGCTTAAGAAAAATTGCATAGCGCTTTTGAGTGGCTTCGCTCATCTTTCCAGTGCTATCAATTTCAAGCGTAGGTTTATTTGATTTGCTGTATCGAACCAAGGCTGCATGCTTGACCAGTTTTGGTTGATACCCGTCATTCAATAGCCAGTTTTCAAAAGGTGCAGCCAGGCTAAAATGAATTTTCTTGGTGCCTTTGGGTTCAATGGGTGGGTAATTCATTTCACTATCCTTTAAATGACCATGCGCAGTGCATGGCCATCCGGTCTAATGGTTAGATATTTGCAGAGCCTTCAAGGATCGTCACAAATGATGGAACACCTGGTAACGCCGTTTCGGTGTCATCAGCATTGATAACTGTTTTGCCTTCGCGGATATAAGTCACGGTATCTTCCATAGACTTTTCAATCGCTTTTTCGAGCTGGTCCAAGTCGTACCACAAAGCAATATTTCCATCCTTGATGCGGTAGCGGAAACGAGCTGGAAGGGCATAGTGCTCACCACCACGATGTACCTGAATACCAAATACAATCTGCTCAGGAATATTCAAGTTGCCTTGGCGTCCGGCACTGGCTTCAATATTTTCGTTGTAGGTCAATGACACTTGGCCATTGTCAGTACGAGTACCAGATTTAAAATCGATATTGGTTTTGGCCTGAAGAGTATTCACGATTTCATAAAGCTCAGCTGCAGCAGGCTGATTCACATACGGCATTACATCTTCTAGGAATAATGCAAAATCCATCTGTGACATTTTTCGGCCAGAGTTCGCTACAACTTTTTCAAATTCTGGAGTCTTACTAACAATGAAGTGAGCAGTGTGCTTGCAATGGCGTTGATAAGCATTAGCACCATAACCTGCAACTTTTTCGGCTTGGTGGAAGTCCAGTACCGCTTGAATTTTTCCACCCAGTACATCTACAAAAACCATTGAGTCTTCATCTGCAAAGCGATTAACGTAGGCAATCAGGTCTTTTGCTGTATGCAAGATTGTTGCTTGCTTAAGTTGAAGCGGACGCTCCAATGTTTCTTCAAAGGTATGTACGCTGCCACCTTCAGGTGTAACCACGAAAGGCAAAACGTCACCAGCTGCCTGTAGAGAAGTTTGACCAATTACGAAAGCATCTTTATGCATTACTGTACCCAGTTGATTATTTAGTTCAGAGTTATTCATGTTGTTAAGGCCTTTTAATTAGCTGAGGTTTTTGAAAGTTGGTTTTTTGGTTTCCGGTAGAGCTTTCACATCTACTGGGCCGCTTGATTGGATCTGTTCAAGATTCAATTTTTGTTGGCGTGGATCTTCACGAACAAGCTGCTGTTTTCCATCGGTGAATAGAACAGTTGGTTCTTTATCGAACTTAGGAAGAATCGACTTAACGTCATCCATGATTTTGTAGACGCCGTTGCCGTTTGGCTTGATGGTCAAAGAGATAGTGACCTTGCTTTGCTTGCCGGTATCCGCCGTTGCCTGAAGCGCTTCAGTAAGCAGCTCGTCAATTTCTTCAGCCACGGTACCGTGACGTAAATTTTCAAGTGTTTGAGCGAAAGAGGTTTTGTTTTTTGACATGGTTATTCTCCAAAAATTACTTGTGTAAGCCGTGTTGAATTAATTTTTTTCGAAAAGTTCCGCGATTTAAGCCCAGCATTTCGGCAGCCTTTGTCTGGTTGCCACGACACTCGGTCATTACTTCCTGAAGCAATGGTTTTTCAAATTGAGCCAAGGCTTTGTGATACGCCGTACCATTGTTTGCTTCGAAGAATGCAGTGGGAAATAGGCGTGTATTTATTTTTGCGTTCATTCTTCAGACTCCTTCAGAGAATCCAGATATGCTCTGCGTTCAGTGCCTTGCATATGACCATGATCAAAAGCTAATTTAGCTTCATCAGACTGACCACCAATAGCAACCATCCAAGCCAGATGCTCAATAACATCAAGGAGAACTTTATTTGCATCTGGGTTTTTAGGGTTTTGCTTAAAACTTGATTGATATTCGCAACCACCAACAGAGGTGTATTGAAGATCAGCAGAAAATTCAGAAAGTCCCATTAGCGCTCTCCCTTCGCAATCGCAGCATTAATCTTTTCAATCTCATAACGATCAACGTACGCATTAATCGTCTTGTCAAAATGGACTACGTTCAGAATGTCCAGAAACTCGACTGAAGCATCATCCAAGCGGTACTCGACATAGATGCTGTAATCGTCAGCTTTGACAGTAGCGACACACACTTGATTGCAGTGCATGCTCTCAACTTCGTAATGCTGTGCAGCGATGTCGATTTGCGGCTGGTCTTCGATAGACTCAGCTTGAGCGAAGCAGCCTGATAGCAATATGGCTATCGAAAGCAGTGCTGCCTTGATTGGGATCGTTTTTACATTCATAATAATTTCACTCACGTAAGGGTGGGTCATGCTCCAGGTAGTTCGCGCTACGCTGGGGCTTTTTGTTTCCTGTGATTAAAAGGTTAACTGTGGTTAATAAAATAGTCAACGATAAAATTAACATTAGTTAAATAAAGGTTAACTTTTTTTATTAACCATGTTTCAATAGACAAAAGAAAACCCACACAGGGTGGGTTATTTGGAGTTTGTTATGACTGAGAATCAGCGCAAAAAGCTTGAACGCCTATTATGGTTCGTTGTTGGTTTTAATTTTCTCACCCTTGTTTGTGTGGCTATCAATACTTCGGGTATTCTTAAAGGCTAAGTCATAAAGAGTTTCTGCGGCTGGAATGGCTGTTAGGATCAATGTGATTATCAGCAAAAAGAATGTGGGTCTTACCGTCCAGTTGGGTTTTGATGATTCTTTGATTTGCCTAATCAAAATTTCATTACTAATAAGCTGCACAGTTCTATCCAGCATATGACCATCATGACCTTCGTTGCTCAAAAGTTTAAGAAGCTCCTCATCTGAAAGGCTCTTAATTTCTTTCAATGAGAGACTTAAAGTATTTAGATTAGGCAGCTTTACAACTTTTGTCTCCATTCCATCACTCAGTTTCAAGTCACTCGCATGATGGTGCATCGAAGTCTTATGAGCTTCATTAAATTTACTGAAATCAGTAGGCTGGCTGTTATCCTTTTCCATTTGCTCGCTCAACTTCTTAGCAAGCTCAAGAGTTAAAGTTCCGAGCTTTATTGGGCCTTTATTTTGTCCATCTTCTTTTTTCAATTATCACCCCCTATAAAACACCCAAGCCGCATATAGCGGCTTTTTTATTTCTTAAATTTTTCTATATAGACCAACAACCTTACCAACTAAGCGACAATCTTCTGTCAGCTTAATAATTTGCTCATCCCACTTTGGATTTAATGGTTTTAGGTACTTGGTTGTACCTTCAATAATAAGTTGTTTAAAAGTAGCCTCATTGTCTCCTGTACAAGAAACAATAACCAAATCCCCAGTCTTTAGATCACTAACTTGAAAGTCTGGATTTACATAAATTCGGTCTTCAGGCTCAAACTTCGGTGACATTGAGATGCCTGTAACTACCAGTCCATAGCCATTCTTTCCGCACTCTCTAATAGGTGGGAGGTATTCATCAACTTCAGCATCCTTTAGGACTGTTGCTATTGGGCCGAATGATCCAGCTGCCACCCATGAGATGACCGGAACCGGACGACCGTCGAAAAGTATTTTTTCAGAAAGATCGACATTGTTATCCAGTCGTGGGGCTGCCTCCCTGCCTGTTAAAAGCCAATCATCACTAACATCCAAAAACCTCGCTATAAGCTTTAGTTTTCCGGCCTTTGGTTGGCTATCTCCGTGAATCCACTTTCCAGCAGCCACGCCCGAAACTTCAGCAGCTCTAGCTAAATCCGCAGGCTTATAACCTTTTTCTTTTAATTTTTCTTGAAGGCGTAAGTGGAAGGACATGATCAAATCCATTCTGAATAATATTAACTAATGTTAATACATTAATTTGAAACTGTGGTTAAGGTGTGATAACTTAAGTTTATTAACTACAGTTAAGTAGAGAAGGCAATGAAACCTAGCGATCTTATGAGCCATTACGGCTGCAAGACCAAACGCGAATTATCCCAAAAAACAGGCTTTTCAGAAGTTACTTTATGGAAATGGGAAAAAAATGGAATCCCACCTCGCACACAAGCAACTTTTGAAGTTCTCACCCAGGGCAAATTAAAGGCAAATTTGAAAGCCTTAACCGCTTAAACCAATTATCAATCACTTAGCAGTTTAAATAAACGTGAAAGTAAACAAGGTATTCACATGGATATATCTAAGGAAAGTAAAGCTGCACTGTACAAGATGATTCGCCAATCACCGGGAATTACACCCCAAGAGTTGGCTGATGTTGTCGGTGTATCTCATAACACGATTCTGAATTATGCGAATCCAAACATGGAAAACCATTTGCCAAGTTTAAAGGCATTTGAAGCAATGCTGATGTATACCCAAAACCTAGCTTCAGTAAAAGCTTGGGCGCATAAATTAGGTTTTGCATTGGTTCCAATAGATCAGGCGGGAGATAACGAACGCCAATTAGGTGTTCTCGAATCGCTGCTTGGTATGAATGTTGGCAATGGTGCAGCAAACAAGCAGGTTTTATCTGCACTGGAAGATGGTGTGGTGACACCTGCTGAAATGGATGAGACAGATCGCATCCTGGAAGAAATTGAACACAAAATTCAGTCTTTGCGTAAAGCCATGAAAGGTGAGTGTGCAAAGTATTTATCAGCTCTACAACGAGAAAAAGCCTGAGTTACGACCTCAGGCTTTTCCGGTTTGTCCACCAACCCTAGAAGGAAAATGAACATGAATATGATGACACAATTTAATCATAATCAACAAGGTATAACAAGTCTTGATATTTCAGAGCTTGTTCAATCCGAGTTACGAGCAGTTAATCTATCAATAGAACGACTGGCAAAACGCGGTGTCATTCAACTTCCTCCAATGGTGAAAGTTGAAAATAAACAATCACTTAGCCCAAATAAATATACAAGCGCTTATGTTTTTTCAGGCGAGCAGGGCAAATTAGACTCAATCACTGTAGTCGCTCAACTTTGCCCAGAATTTACCGCAGCATTGGTAAAGCGCTGGTATGAACTTGAGAACCAAAACGCCGTTCAACTTCCTCAGACATTTGCAGAAGCACTTCAATTAGCAGCCGATCAAGCCCGCCAATTAGAACTTGCAGCACCTAAAGTCCAGTACTTCGACCGTGTTGCCGATACTAAAAATCTTTTAAATGCCTCTCAGGTGGGTAAAAAGGTCGGCATGTCAGCCGTAAAACTCAATCAATACCTTGCTGATATGGGGGTGTATGACCGTCGTATCGCTGGGCGCACCTTTGCCCAGTGGTTTATCGACAAAGGTTATGGCGAAGTCAAACAGACAGAGCAGGGCTACCCACAATCCAAATTCACCAACAAAGGCGAACAGTGGGTAATTGAGCAGCTTGTAAGTGAAGGAGTGGTGCAATGAGCAGTTTTATTTCTAACGCATTCATGCTTCCGAATGACCTGATTGATAAAGGCTATATGGCTGAAATGAAAGGCCCTGCATTGGCTTGTTATTTATTTATTGTGCGTAAAACACGGGGCTGGAATAAAGCAAATGACAGTATCAGTCTGTCTCAGCTTGTTAGCGGTACTGGTTACGGTCGTGATGCAGTATTAAGCGGAGTTGATAAGTTGGTTTCAATGGGTGTTATTGAACGTAAATCTTTCGCCAATCAACCAGCGAAATACATTTTAACCGATAGTATTTTTGCAGTCGGAAATACCGACGGCGAAAAAACCGCAGGCGGAAATAACGATGGTGTAGTCGGAAATAAAGACGGCACGCAGTCGGAAATAACGACCCACAATAACAACTCAAAAACAACTAATACAAAAACAAATAAAGATAAGGGTGATCAGAAAAAATCTGTCTCTAAAAAACAGCCGTTGTTTGATGCAAAACCAGTTGAGTTACCAGTGAACATAAATCGTGATCTATGGATTCAATTTGTTGATATGCGCAACAGCATCAGAAAACCACTTACTGAAAACGCCGTAAATCTTTTGATTAAAAAATTGATTGGCTTTGGTGATCAGGCAAACCAGTCACTGGAAGCTTCAATCATTGGAAGTTATCAAAGTGTTTACCCACCTAAACAACAAAACCCAGTTCAAAACCAACAGCCAATGCAACGCCGTCGCTTTGGCAACCAGGCAGATCCAAATCAAATGCGCACAGTGGGAGAGTCAAACTAATGAGCAATATTCAATTATTCGAAAACGCTTTTGCTGTGAACTTTCCAGTTGAAGTGGCAGAAATGGTTTTAAACCGTATTGGTGATGTCTACGGCGCTGAGTTCAGTAAAAAATATGCAAATTATTCAGATGAAGAGCTTGTTCAGTTGGCATGCACTGTTTTGAGTGGCCTCACTCCAGCTGATATTACTCGCGGCATCTTGCGTATGAATTCTGAAGAGTGGTGTCCAAACCTTCCTAAATTCCGTAGCTGGTGTGAACAGGGCGGTGACTGGTGGACTGCAGATATGGCTTGGGCCAAAGCACTGCAGTTTGAGAACGATAAAAAATCAGAAATTACGACACTTGCGAAGCGCAGTCTTGATGAAGTGCGCCATATCCTCAACGTAGAGGGGCAGAAAGCAGCGCATTACGCCTTTAATGCGATTTATCAGGACTACCTTGCCCGGGCTAAGGAAAAAGGCCGTGTGCAGCAAATGTGGAAGAAAAAAGACAAGACCGAAAAGGCTAAGGCTTTAACTTATGACGAGCGTAATCGTAAAGGTGTGCCATGTCCGCCTGAATTGGCTGCAAAGGTGAAAGGTGCTTTTAAGCGTATGGGGGATGCAGCGTGAAATTAACATTTCATAAAGAAGATTTACTTCAAGCGATTACAGACCATGAAGGCAGTGTGCGCAAGAAGCTTGTGACTGCACTGGAAAATGCCTTGATTGAGGAAGCTTTGATTCTAGCTCGTGGAAATCAAACACAGGCAGCCAAGATGCTCGGGATGAGTCGATGTTCTGTTCAGCAAAAATATAAAGCATTTAGAAAATCCGGGGTGAAGGCATGAAAGAGCAATTCGAAATTTTCTTCATGGCTAAGTCCTTTTACCTGCAGCTGAAATATATCTATGGGGACCGCTTGTTTGATTTTGATCAGGGTATTGGTTACCGCAACTTAACTGTACAAATCGCATATGTGTGCTGGTGCAAAGGCGACAAGGAGTTTGTGCTTTGAAAATACTCATCGGTATTGATACAGGTGTAAACACGGGGTTCGCCGTGGCAGTAGATCGTGGCAATGGTGGGGAATTGGAAGAAGTTCAATCGCTCACTATTACACAAGCCATGAAGCGTGTTGAGTGGATTATTGAAAGATGGGGTAAGAGTAATACGGCGCTTTATATCGAAGATGCACGTAAACGCACTTGGTTCACCGGTGGTCGTGAAAAAGCTCAAGGTGTTGGATCGGTTAAGCGTGATGCACAGATCTGGGAAGATTGGTGTGTTGAGCAGGGTCTTAATTTCAAGATGATTCACCCAGCTGCTAATGCAACAAAAAAGAAAGCAACAGATTTTACACGTATGACTGGTTGGACTGGCCGCACGAATGAGCATGCACGTGATGCAGCAATGTTGGTTTTTAAAAGATTTTGGAAGGTTTAAGGGAAGAATATAAATGAGCGCAATTGTAGAAGTAAAACCAACCGTTCGAATGATGCAGAATGAATTGGCGCAGTGGGGTAAGTGGGCGCGTCATGCTTCATACAATCCAAGTGAATTGACTTATACCTCACCTACATATGGTTTAATGCGTTTGAAAGAGGGGCAGAAGTCGTCAGGTATTCAGGTGATGCTGGATGATGATGCTTTGGTTGCTATTGATCACCTGGTGACGCAGTTGCGATTTTCACGGCCTGATTTGTACCAGTGGATTGAGTTTCATTATTTGAAAGGGTATCCGATCGCCGTCTTGGCAAGTAAGACTAAGGTGGCTCGATATAAAATTGATGGGTATTTGTTGGCGGCTGAGAGTTGGTTGGATTGTCAGTTAGATTTTTTAGTGAAAAATAATCAAATGTAGTGTCAAATGTTTATAATTGCGACAATTTTTATACAGTAAAAATCGTGAAACCATTATGACTACAGATAAGCTGATTATTAATAGTGAAGATGAGGCTCTAGAGTTATTGGCTCGAGTGCTTCGAGGGGAAGAGAAACTTGATATTCGAAATATTGAGTTTGGTGATTGGGCGAAACTAAAAATTCGTTTAACTGGCGATGACTTTCACTCCAGTATTAATGCTACTGTAATGAAAGGATTGTTGGCGTTACAAGATGGTATTTATCAGTCTTATGCGATTGCAAAAGATATGGATTCGACAAGGTTCTTGACCCAACAAGAGCGTTCAGATCTTGAAATTGATATCGAAGTAAGTGAAGGTAGTTCAATTCTTGGAGTGGACCTTCAACAACTTGGTGAGAAGTATATTACATCTACGGTGGAAAAAATGCCTGCTGAGTACATCCTAATCGTTTTTATCATTTTTGGTTTAGGTTGGGCTGGAAATAAAGCTTGGGCTACATATATTCAAGCGAAAAGTAGTGAGAAAATTAAAGAACTAGAGGAGTCTGCAAAGCTTGATGTGCAAAAGCAGAATATGCTTCACCAGCTAGAGGTTATGAAAGAGGCAAATTCTAACGCTTTGGAACACGCCAAAATCAATCAAGAAAACATGAAGATGTTTACCCAAGCTGTTGCAATGAATCCAAAGCTAAAGCAAATTGCTGAGGTGGTTGATGACTCAAAAGAAACTATGATACGAGCAATGGCTAACTCTGGAGCTGAAACAGTAGAGTTTCAGGGAATTGCTTTGGAAACTTCGGTGGCTAAAGAGCTTGTAACAACGCCGAAGAATAAATGGTTGCCTTCAAGATTGGATGGGGTATACCAAATTATTAATATCGATTATTCGAATACCGAGGCATATCGTATAAAGCTGAAGGATACTTCTAGTGATTTTGAAATTACAGCAATTTTCGAAGATTTAACTTCGAACAATGAGAATATTGATTTATTGACCACAGTTGCAAATTCTCGATTACCAATTCGTGTGAATATGAATGTTAGTAAATTTGGAGATAGCTATAAAGATGCGACTATTGTTAGCATTGCAAGTCTTCAAGAAGAAATGCCAGATTAATTGACTTGTATACAGCAACATGGCATATTTGTGTTATGGTTGGCGAAGTTATACAGCGTTGATCATATTGGATTGATCTCCAATTTTTGTGCAAGAAAGCTACTGTTTTTGATTGCACCAAAAAACCTGCTTAGATGCGGGTTTTTTGGTGCCTGGGATATTTGAAAATAAGCTCGCCAAATGGTGGGCTTTTTGTTATTTAAACTATTGTTGTTTTTATATTTAGCTAAAAAGCAGTTTAATAGTATCCACTATGCTATAAGTCGACTCCGTTCTCTATTTTAAATAATCAAATGAGAGCTAATGGATGATGAAGATGGGTATGGGTGGTGTGAGCTTATATATGCTGAAGCACTAAAACTATATAGACCATCGAAATATGAAGCAGTTAATAAACTCAGATTCCTTGCCTCAATTTTAGAGCTATTTGCTGAAATACGGGATGAGGATGCAATTGTTGAAGTTAAAGCTGCGAATATAAAATTTAAGTTTAGATCTAAGAATTATGT